CAACAGCTTATGCCTGCTTTATGCTATCCAATAATATGGAGCAAAGATATTTTTATGGAGAAATTTTATTTGTCGATCCGACATTGCAAATTAAAGAAAAAGATTTTGTCGTGGTGCAAATAAAGGCAGGTGACCGCACCATAGGTCTTATAAGAAAAGTAGCTGAGGTGAGTGATAGACAATTTAAACTGTCAACCCTAAATCCTGACAATACTGAAGTTTTTAAAAATTCAGATATTATAGCTATCCATAAAATAGTGGGTTCTAGATCTAATATAGAATAAAATATATTGCAATATATGCCAATAAGGTATAATCTCTTCTATGAATTAGGAGGAGATAACCTATGGCATATCCATTTTTTGAGAAGTTTGGATTAGACACAAAAAGTCTATCTGAACGTCAAAGTACAATTGGTGGAAGCGATATAACCACCTTAGCTTCAGGTGATCCTGAGCGAATTTTAAAATTATTTCAGCAAAAGACTGGCAAGATACAACCTGATGATCTGACAATGGTTTGGGCAGTGATTATGGGGCATATCACTGAAGAGGCTAATCTTGAGTGGCAAGAGCATTATTTAGACCTGCCCATAATTGACCGCCAAAAAGTATTTAATGGAAAGAAACATCCATTTATGCGGTGTACTGTTGATGGTGTAGTTAAAGGCTATAAGAATAAGTTAGCAGTCATTGATGCTAAATTTACTATGGGGCGACCTAAAAAAGATGAGGAATATAAAGACGTTATCCCTCGCTTAGTCAGGTACTACAGCCCTCAAATCCACTGGAACGCATATTTAGTCGAAGAAACCACTGGCAAGAAATGTCCTTATGGCTTGCTATCTTTTATTAAAGGCGGTGATCAGCCATCCCTACATGAGATTAAAATTGATCGTGATTTTCAGGAAAAATTAATCAACGTGGCTAAGTGGTTTATGGGATGTATCGAAATGGACATAGAGCCAACCGATATACCTACCGCAGAAATACCAATCCCTTTAGAGGATAAAGTGCCAGTAGATATGCAGGCAGATCCTAAGTGGAAGGCTTTTGCAGAGCAATATATTCAGACCTTAGGGGCTAATGAAATATTTAAAGATGCCGAAGCCAAAATTAAGAAGCTAGTACCCAAAAATGCGAGTGAAGCATTTGGTCATGGCATATCAGTCAAAGTCGCAAAAAATAACAGTAAGAGGATAACACTATGCAACAGTTAGGTCAGGCAATTAAGCCTATTCCACGATATTCGCAGACAGAAACTGCATCTAAAGAAGAAAATAATATTGCTATGGCTCTCATAGCTTTTCACCAAACTAACCCTCATGTCGTTGAGGATAAAAGAAATCCGCATTTTAGGAACACATATGCCTCACTTGAGAGTGTTATTAAGACAGTCAGAACTGCTAGTCAATTTGGTCTTACGTTCACTCAGGAGATGGATTTTGAAGGGGATATATCTTTTGTACGAACAGTTATGATGCACTCTTCAGGGGCTATGAGGGTTAGCCGAACTAAGATTGTTTCCAAAGATCCTAATGATCCGCAAAAAATGGGGTCAGCTATCAGTTACGCAAAAAGATATGGATTGCAAAGTATTTTCGGACTTTCTTCACCCTCAGAAGACGATGATGGAGAAGTCGCAACAATGAGACCTGAAGGCAATGCTCCCACTTTTGTTCCTTCAGGTAATTCTGCTTCAGGGGGTATTACCTCCTCCAAGCCTCCTGAAGTAGATCTAATTTCACTTATTGACAATGCAAAAACTTTAAAAGAACTGACTGATTTGTATGTCAAACACAAACCAACTGACGACAAAATAATCCAAAAATTCAAAACAAAAAAAGGAGAGTTAAATGGATAATAATAAACCAATGGTAAAATATGGAGTAGATGAATTAACTATTTCCATAAATAAAAATGATCGTAAAACTGAGGATTGGCACTCAGACTATAATGGCAAGTTAGTCATTAATGGCGAAATATTTTATGCCAATGTCTATCAAAAAAATGAGAATTGGATTGCAGGCAAGTTAGTTAAAGCTGATCCGACTAAAGTTAATTCAGGCGGTCAAACTCTAACTAATTCTACTGAACTAAATGATGAAATCCCTTTCTAAATGAAAAGAGAAGAGATTTTACAAACTGCAATAGGGTTAATTAATGGTGATCGGGCAAAAGATTACGGTGATGCCTATGAGAACCATAAGAGGATTGCTGAGTTATGGTCAGTTGTTTTTGGAATAAAAGTAACTGCCTATCAGGTGATCCTCTGCCTGATCCTATTGAAAGTAGCTAGACTTATTTATTCTCCACAAAAAACTGATAGTTGGATCGATCTTGCAGGCTATTCAGGGATTGGGGGATCTTTTGAAGAAAAGGTAAAGAATGACAAATAAACCTATTCCAGTTCTTCGCAGAACTAAAGAGCAAGTAGAAAAAGACAATGACAAATTTTCTAATTGTGTGCAATGCGGTGAGCCTCTTAGGAAGGCAAAACAAAGAAGAGACAGCCCTAAAACTTGCAGTCAATGCCGATATGAGAGATCCAGTGGCAGTAGTGCTATCAGGCTTATATGCAAAAAATTAAAGAAAAGAAAAGTCGCTCCTGCTGAAGATGAAATGATGTTTGAAGATCATCCTAATGGAGACAGTGATAAAGAGGGCAGGGTTATTATTAATCCTACCTTTGTAAACTATGGCATATCACCGCTATCTGAGGTGATTAAAACTTCAAATTATCAATACAAAAAAGGTTCTGCGAGAGATGGCTATAGATACAAAAGGAGTGAGTGATGGAAGTATGTCCACGATGCAAGTCAGCTTGGCGACCAATAATGATAAGGTCTTCTGAACAATGTTCAGTTTGCCAGTTTCAGATAATGATCGATTGCTGTTCAGGAGTTTGTGAAAATGAGCCGATGGAAAAAACCGACAAGACCACAGATAAGTCAAATTCCTCTGATGGATAAGTGCGACTACTGCGGTAAGGCTTTTGATTGGCGATTTGCAGGACTTGTCAATGCCAAAAAAGATAAGTTTTGCGGACACAAATGTTTCGATGATTATAGATTTGAGCAACAAAGGTTAGAAGATGAGTTTAAATCCCTTTGATTATTGCAAATTATGTGGAAAAGAAATGCCACCGAGTATGCACAAACGTCTAAAGCCTTTTATGTGTCCTAACTGCCACGATATGCGAAGAGATGGCAACTATGAAGTTAGCAAGATATTTGATGAATTAAGGGAGAAAAATAAAGACCTACCTGAAGATGATTGGTCTGATCAGAATGTTGAAGTTGAAGACGAGCCACCCCTAAAAAATAAAAGGGGGGCTACATACATCTATAGCAGAAACATTATAGACGATATCTAGCCTAATAATTTCTGCAATATTTTCTCAGCTTGCATTGGACTTCTAGCCTGCTCTAAATCGATAACAGTATAGTGAACCTCAGCAGTCTTAGAGTTCTTACTATGCCCCATACGAGCCTTCCTAATATGATCAGGCACTTCACCAATCATAGAGGTGTTAAAGTACTTCCTAAAACCACCAATGCCATAGTCAGGCACTCCTGCGTGTTTACAAACAGTCGCAATTAATTTTCTCATAGCATTTTGCTCGAATGGTTTTTTACCACTGGCATTAGGGAAAACCCATAAATCACAATGTGAATTTAACTTCCACTTTTTTAGCAATGTCATAACGTGAGATGGCAAACCTAAAATTCTTTCTCTGAAATTATTTTTAAGTTCCTGAGTATCATATCTATAGACGTTTCTGCTTATAGTTACCTCAGACTTGTTGAAGTTAATGTCTTGCCATTGTAAGCCTTGAAGCTCGTTAGCTGACACTCCAGTAAAGGCTGAGAAGGCTATAAATGTATCTAGATATAATGTCTTTTTGACCTTTAATATACTGGCTATATGGTCATGCGAATAACCGCCTCTCTCATTGACAACACCTTTAATCTCTTTTCTGTCGTCAGAGTTACAAGGGTTTCTAGAAATATAGCCCTGATCAACTGCAAATTTCATAACCATATTTAAGGTTTGCACACAATGCCTGATTGATTTGGCGGATAAATCCTTATTGGCACAATCATCAATGAAGCTGTTAATCTTACCAGTGGTAATCTCTTTGATGCTAATACCCTTAAAAAAAGGTGTTAGATGAAGTCTTAGATGCCTCTCATCATTGTCATATGACCTTTGCCTGATACCATTAACTTTCCTGCCAACTGCATCTAGTCGCTTTTCTAAGGCAATCTTTGTAATGTCCTCAAACAATGCAACCTCAATTTTTGTTACATGATTTTCAAAGTCAGATATCATAGCTTTTCTAATAGACTGAAGATCTTTTTTGTTAACAGCTATCTTCCTGCCATATGACTTCATAGTCGCTGATTTATAACGAAACTGAAAGCCTTTATAATCTTTAGCCACAATTATATAAGGCTTAATATCTCCAATAAAATAATTAGCCATTAGTTTGCTCCCTATGCTACTTGATCTAAAATTTCGATTACTTTTGGGCGGTTTATAATAGTTTGCTTAACACCCTTATAAACATCGTGAGATTTGATAGTCGCTTTGAGGTTTATAACATCACCCTTGTTACCTAATTTGTTTCCCCAATAGACGAAAACATTTCCCTTATCATCAACAAGATTATTCATCCATCTGATTACTGGTCTGCCATTAAAGTTGCTATGAAAGTCCACATTAAATTGAAGAGTAAGGTTTAATTCTGATCTCTCACCAACCTCACCAAAATAGTTAGATGGAGTTAGTCTTTTTGTTCTAAGATCAGCAATCTTATATGAATGTTTTTTAACAAGATTTTTAAGACCTCTAATAGCCCATATTTCATGCTTGATAGTTTCCCATTTTTTCTCAGCATCAATCTCCTCAGGAGTTCTATAATTATATGGGTTTTGGTGAGTTGGCTCATCAGTTAAATAAAGACGTTTTGTAACATTTAGATCTTTACAAAATTTTATTGCCTTTTGATTAGCTTTCTCGAAATCAACCGAAAGATTAAGCATATGGTGAGTTCTAAATTCTTCTCTAGCAACTGGATCACCATTTACATTTTTGCCCCATACAATCTCTCTCCAATTACAGTAAAGAGAGAAGATTTTGCTACCTGAAGTCTTTTTAGTGGCATGACAATATCTCGGCTCACTAAGTGCAACAAATAGAGAAGAAAGACTTTTCTTCTCCATTGTAGATTGAATATGCTCTTGTGCTGATTTTCTACAATTCATTAGTTTGCTCCCATTAACTATAAAATTCAATTGTGTGGGTATGACCTTTGTTTTGCCTAATAAACAGATCTATTTTATATCCAAGTTTTGCAATATCACTTAATTGGTCACCCTCAAATCCCTCAACTTTCATTAGCTTTGCTAGTTGCTTTGAGGTTTTGCAAAATGGATAATACAGGCTTGGATTATTGATATCATAATTCCTACCATCTATTTTGACATTAATTGTTGGTTTTGTTCTTTTTCTGTTCTGCATAATTTATTCTCCTCTTTAAAGTTAGCCACTTTTTATTTTAGACTTTTTTATGTTTCCCACTCTAAAACAAATCGTATTCCACTATAATACAATATTATACCTATTATGCAACTATTATTTCAAAAAAAGGGAAATAAACCTGACGAGCGTTAGCCACTTTGTTAGCCACTCTGTAATCGTTATCAGGCTTAAAACGCAAAAAAACCCCAAAAACCGAAGTTCTTGAGGTTGTATAAGTCGTTGATTTTATTGAATAATTGGTTGCGGGGGTAGGATTTGAACCTACGACCTTCAGGTTATGAGCCTGACATTTTTGCCCTAAAAATGAGGGTAAATATAGGTTTTTGTTTTCGGTTAGCCACATAGTTAGCCACTTATTTTTTTGTTAAAAACAGTTAGCCACTTTTACTATTTTTTTAAATTTCCTGCAACCTTTTCTGCTGATCTGCCGATAGTGTAACCACCAACACCCACTGTCAGGAGTGTCCATAATTCGGCAGGGAGGGGGATAGATAATTCTTTTCCAGTGAATACTCCTATTAATGGAAATATTAAAAAATTAACTGAAACTATAGCTGTAATATTCAGCATTAATATAGGTCGCCAACTTGAAGCTATCCAACTTTCTGACTTTGCCTCAGCCAAAATAATCTGACTTGCAGAAGCCTCAATCTGCTTTGAGTTCTCCAGTAAAGCCAGTCTAACCTTATTCTCAGCCTCAGTCTTCTTGTCGGGATCGGGAATAGCCTCTTTGACAATATCACCTATCAGTGGGGCTAGTGCTGTTATTAATGGTATCATGTGAATTTCCCTTCTGTAATCTTTTGACATTTCCATCTTATAGCTCTCCATCCCTTTAAATATTTAGGAACTTCTGAGCCAATCTCTAATGCTCTAGCTTTACACTCTTCAAACGTCTCATAGACGACTGGATATTGCACGTTTTCAACAAATATACACTTAGTAGGGTCAGCAATTAAACAGATCGTAACAAGAACCTTAAACATCTTGCCATTGACCAGTTCGCATCTGATCAGCTAATTCATATGCCCTTTTGCCAACCTGAGAAGCCCACTTAGACGGGCTTACTCCATCAGAGCCAGTTACCATTTCCTTAGAGGCTGTCTCATAGTCATCGTCTGATAATGCTCCAATAAATTTCTTGAACTGCATGAGTTTTGGCTTGCCTAAATTGAAAGCCATATTGAGGACTACAGCCCTTCTAACTTCGTCTAACTGATTATACCATCCCTCATCTTTTAGCTCACTCTCGCAAGCTACAAGGTCGTTTAATAGCATAAATTCTGCCTCAGCTTCCGATATGCCATTAGTCTCTATGTTTCTGCCATAGCCTATAGTAAGATAACCCTCAGAGCATTTATATGGATCTAATCTAAGCCCCTCATGTCTGCGAAGTTGGTTCAGTAAATTTAGATGTATACCCTTCTCAGTCATCGTTTTTGCTTCCTTCTTAAATCACTGCAATATTTGTTGTAAAAAAATGTGCTGATTTTGTTGAAGAACTTAAACAGCCTAAAATTTACCTCTATCATTTCGCTTTATTTCCCTAAAAATATCGACTGCCTTTTCCCAACTCTCATATTCAAGTTCGGTGTTTTCATAAAAAGATTTCGGTCTGCGGATTGATTTTCTTTGGATGTTGCAGACATGGACAAACCAACATCTGCGGTGATAAGTGGATACCATACAAGCTATGTCGAAGTCCTGAGGAGTTGGCATCCTTTTTTTCGTACCCATTCCCATAATGAATTGTAATCCATTGTTTCTTAGGCTTCTCTTGATGTTAGAGCCTTTGACCTGAACACGAATATATTCATTTTCCTTAAAGGCAATAAGATCTACTCCATCTTGCTGACACAGAGAAGTTTGCCACCCCAAATCCTCTATGACACCGCAGGCAAAGAACTCAGCTATTCTGCCTGCCTTAGAGCTAGAATGGAGTGCCATATTTCAAATAATTGGCAAATAAAATTATACTTCCTATACCTGCTATCACTAAAACAGTGCAGACAACTATCAGTGTATTGCGGTCTTGTATTCTTTGTTTTTCCTGCAATTGCTTTCGGTGTTCTGCTCTTGCCTGAGCAATGGTTGCCTGAAGCCTTTCCCATTGTCCTGCTGACCCGTATAAAAGGAATAGTGACCTGAGTTCGTCTTTAAGCCTATTCTGCTCTTCTTCTTTAAAATGTTGCTCTATAGCCTGATCCATTACAGATCCAAATATACCCTTTTTCTTTTGCTCTTTAGCAAAGCCTAATTCAGCTTCTGCTTTGGCATATTGGGTTACAAATTTTGTAGCTGACGAAAGATCTTTACCCATTTTACAAATTTTGGAAATGGCATTATGAGCCGAAGTCAGCATTGCAAATGCTGAAATAGGGTCTATCATTGGCTATCCTTTATCTAGAGAGAACTTTGTCTAACTTGTCTTCAAGTCGGTGTAGTGCCTCCATAACACGACTTGATGTATCCCTAAGATCTTCCTTAGTGGCATACTCTTCACGAGTTTTATTAAGTAGTATTTGCAGTCTTTTAACTTCAGCAAACATTTTGTTAAATGCCCAACCAAATGGAAGTATTACCAGTGTCAGTATAGCTGACCATAAAGTTGGTACATCCATTTCCATTAGTTTGCCTTAGCCTCTTCTGATACACCTTCTTCACTCTTGATAGATGCAATAAGACGATTTGTGAAATATTCCTGAGAAGCAGAAACCTGATCTAACTCAAACTTGATATTAGCAGATTTAGTCTGACAACTTCTGATTTGATTAATGAAATATTGCTGATCTTTATTTAGATCTTTTTCAAAATCAAATTCTTTACCATCAATAGTGATTAC